TTGTTTTCATATAAAACTTCAATTCTTAAATCATTTAATGTTCAATATCATCCTCAGGGATATGCTGCTTATATTAGGGATGAAAGTTCAGTAGCACCAGCTGAAGTTGAGATTTCAATGACGTTTCAAGAAATGGATATGTGGGATGCTGGTGCTCTTGCGTTCGAAAATGAAAAGAGAGTAAAAGCAGAACAAACAAGAGGTAAAGCTGCCGCAGAAGATAATGCTTCTGGATTAGCAGACCTCTAGGGAAGAAATAAATGACTCATTATTTTTCAGGTTTTCCGACAACTTTGTATGACCTTCCGGTAGCAAAAAGCAGCGGTTCCGGTAGCGCACGTAGATCAAAGACGCAACAATTATTTGTAACTGATATATCAAAACGATTGTTAATTAAAGAAATTGCGGGGGCATCTCATTTAGTTTATTATGAATATGAAGTAAAAGATGGCGAACGTCCAGATGTAATAGCGCAAAAGTATTATGGAGATAGCAGATTAGATTGGTTAATTTTTATGTACAATCAAATTGTTGATCCTTATTTCCAATGGCCTTTAAGCATTAGAAATTTTGAAAAATATATTCGTCAAAAATATGGAAGTATAGCAAGTGCGCAAGCAACAGTTAATCGTTATGAAAAACTTATATATGCCACTTCTAAATTTACTAATGATTTTGGCGAAACACTAAACATTCCAGCAAGATATGTAACTGTTGATAAATCAACATATGATACGTTATCCGCAACTTCTAGAAGAGAAATAGATGCGTATACTCATGAAGATAATTTAAATGAAGCGAGAAGGAATATTAAATTGTTAGATGAAGGGTTTGTCACGGGCATGATTGAAGAATATAAGGAAATGTTTTTCTAATGGCGATTGAACCTAAAGACGGAACAGCGATTCTGAAAAGACTTGAAATCACAAATAATAGTGGATCCCACATTCAAGATCTTTCGCCAATTTATGCCGAGTTAAATTATTTTGAAAGTATGCTCAATCCTACTGTAAGTGTAAATATAACATTGAGGGATGGTTCTAATATTAAAGATACTTTGCCAATAGTTGGTGGGGAGGTTTTGAGATATGCTTTTTCTGATACCTATGAAGATGCAAGAGGGCATGAAGCTGTAATATCTAATGGCAGTCCATATAAAGTAGCGGAAAATCCCAATCATAAAACTTTAAATGTGAGTGATGCTAAATCATCACATGGTATTTCCCCAGAAGAAAAACGTCCTATGCGAGTATATAAACTTCAGGGTCGCGCGAGAGAGCGAGATAGATTGGAATCATATGCTTTATCGTGTGTTACTGGTGATTTCTTACATTCATCATATAAGAAAGTAGAAAAAGCATATCGAGGAACAGCTCTCGAAATTGTAGAACAACTATTGGAAGGATATTTTGGACTTGCTTATTCTGCAGATCGTGGTTATGATTTTACTAATGGTCAAATTAGTCATACGTTTGTTAGAGAAACACCTATTGGTGCAATTCGAAAAATAGCATCAGAAGCTGAAGCGAAGGGTAATACAGATTCTAATTATTATTTTTGGCAAACAAATTCAGGATATAAATTTCGTAACTTACAATCGTTAATATCTGCAAAATCAACACGTAAATATATGTATGTCACAGGTAATACTGAAGCTGACAAAAAAATTGAAGGAAGCAAAATATTAAGTTTGACCGAACCAGTTTCTTTCAGTTCTTTAGATGGAATTCTAGGTGGGCAATATGGAGTGAATGTAAAATATTATGACCCAATAGCAAAATCAATGTTTGAAAATAAATTTTCACATCACGATACATATTATCCTCCTAAATGGAGATCAAAAAAAAGACCCACTCATGCGCTATTACCAGAAAATATTTCTAAAGAATTTAGTAAAGACCAATCTTTGGAAAAATACTTAGTTTCAAATTATGTTTCTGCTCATAATTCTTACTGTACTGAACGAGATTATGAAATAAGAAATCAACCTGTTCGTAAGCAAAATTTTTTAGCAAAATCAACAGCAGTACATAATCAATTTCTTACAGGTGCTATAGAAATTTTAGTTTATGGAAATTCGTCTATACAAGCTGGCGATTTAATAGATATTGATGTTCCTTCTACTGGGGAGTCAGCTTCTGCCTCAGATAATCTAATGGATAAATTGTCGTCAGGGAAGTATCTTATTGTGAGTCTACGTCATTCTGTAACTCCTGATAGTTATTATACTGCTCTGACAATAACAAAGGATTCTTATTTGAAGTATCCTGTATTAGATGATACTGATGATTTTGGGGAATTAGTTTTATGATTAAGGATAAAGAATGGGTAGGCAAAGATTTTGTTTGGTGGTTTGGCGTCGTTGAGGACTTAAAAGACCCACTTAATATCGGACGCGTTCGGGTTCGTTGTTTTGGGTTTCATACCGATGATCCAGCTGTGTTACCATATACTGATTTGCCTTGGGCGCAAGTTTTGATGCCAGTTACTTCCGCATCATTTAGTGCAATCGGTACATCCGCAACTGGTTTAATTGAAGGTTCCCATGTTGTTGGATTTTTTATGGATGGCGACAATGCCCAAATGCCTATGGTTATGGGTTCCTTTCCTGGTGTCCCTACATATCAAGATACATCTAAAGGGTTTTCAGATCCAAATGCTACTTATCCAAAAGAGTTTAATTATCCTGATACTCCTAAACTTGCTTATGATAGATTTCTTGAGGATAAAGTAACAGAAGAAAAGATAAGAAATCGCGTAGAAGATGTTCCTATGGCAGCACGCCAAACTTTAACGACGGCAAAAAATAGGAGCGGTGTCACATATGGGGAAAAAGATTCTGGAAAAACAAGTCCAACAGACGAAAATCGTCCTCCTTTAGTTTGGTCTGAACCTCCAAATAGAGGAGCGATGGTTTCTGCGTATCCAGATAATCATGTAACACAAACAACTTCAGGTCATGCATTTGAAGTAGATGATACTGATGGTTGTGAAAGAATTCATGAGTATCACAGAACGGGAACTTTTTATGAAATTCAACCAGATGGTTCCCGAATGACCAAGGTTGTTAATAATGATTATGAAATTGTTTGTACAGATAAAAATGTCTTCGTAAAAGGTAAGTGTAATCTTACAGTTGAAGGCGAAGCGCGAATGTATTTTAAAAATAATTTAATACAGGAAGTTGCGGGCGATTATCATTTAACTGTACATGGTGATATGCTTACTAAAGTTGTTAAAAATCATGCAACAGATATATTGGGCAATAGATCAACTCAAATAAACGGAAATCAGTTTGAGCGTGTTTCTAAAAATAATTCAAAAATTATTGTTGGTAATAATTCCGAATCAGTTGAAGGAAATACCAACATAAACTTTAATGCAAACAAAGATGAGTTTGTTTTAGGTAGATCTGATAGAACGGTTGTAGGGGATGATACACAAATAACATTTGGTCATGAAAACATAGCAGCAAGTGAAACTTTAGTTATTGCTTCTAAAGATTATATGAAAATTAGAACTGAATCATACCTTAAATCATGGAGCGTTGGTACTTGGGATCATGAATCTGGTGGTAACATTACAATCACTGGTGGACCTAACATTTACATGAACCCTGATTAATGGGAGAAAATTATGCCAGTTATTAGTTTATCAGGTGCTGATTATTTAAAGGAAGAAGGATTAAGTGCCCCAAAGGTTCCTGCTCTTCCTAGTATTCCTAATCCTATGGATTTAGCAGGAAAGGTTCCATCTGTTTCACCTGGTCTGAACCCTTCTCTTGATAAAATTAATGCCAAATCCGCTGAACTTAAAAGTAAAATTGGTGAAGTAAAATCGGATATGGCAACTAACATAGGCACTATGAAATCAAAAATGGAGTCAATAACGGATGAGTTGTCAAAAGGTATTTCAGGAGCTGCTGGCGGCGGCGTTAAAGTCGATAAAAAACTTCCGGATGAAATGAAATCATTATTGGGATTATTGTCTTCTGGGAATCTTGTTGGAGCTGCTGAAAAAGTAGCGGAAATATCTTATAGTTTTCCAACATATGATGTTGACGGTGCAGTAGAGGATGCACAAGAAGCAGGTAGTGATTATGATTTTTATGGTGCTACTCCAAATTGGGAAGTTGTCGAAAATCAGGTCATTGAAAATTCACAACCAACAGAAGCACCTGATATGGATTCTATGGATGTTGATGAACCTCCTAAACCACCAACTCCAGTAATTCCTAAGAATTCGATTGGACTTGGTGTTATAACACCTGAATGGGTGGGTAAACTTAAAGAGGCAGCTGAGTCTGAAGAGATGTCCAAATTAATCCAAACTACATCAAAACTTGCTGTAGAAATTGAAGCGAGTATCAAAAAGAAATATTTTAATGATGTTGTACAAAAACCAGAAAAGAAATTGGAAAACATTAACAGTATAATCAATTTAATGCCAAAAAAAGGTTCACCATGGCAATCTCTTAAAGGTAGCGCAAGTCCAACTGCTGCGATGGAAAAGGAAACAAGAACAGCAAGAAATCTTATAGCGAAGGCGATGGCAAGACCAATGCCACCTACAGGTCAAACAGAAGGAACTCGAACTGGTGGAACTGTTCAAACGAGGGCAGCTGGTGGTATGGCAAAGGTCGACGGAATGATGGGTTCTATTGTTAAATCCGGTCTTATTGGCGATATGATTAAAGTTGCAGAAAATCCAGAACTAAAACGACAAATGGAAGCACAGGGTAAAAGAATGGAAGCAGTATTTGGCGGTGCTCTTGATAAAGATTATAGTGAAGATCCAAATGCTGCTGCCAAAGGTATTGTTTATGAGTATCCGGACGATGTAGGGGACTAGGGGAAAAAATGCCAGGAGTAGTTAGAAAATCACAAGACAGTCATGTTGGGCACGCTTCTCCAACGCCCAGTGCATTTCATCAGACATCATATGCAGAGGGAAGTCCTAATGTGTTTGTAAATGGAACTGCCTTAGTTAGAATTGGGGATAAAACTTCTTGCGGTGATCCGGCAAGTGCTGGTTCTCCAAATGTATGGGCAAACGGAATAGCTGTACATAGATTAAATGACGCAACTGCAGGGCATGGAAGTTGGGTTCCGAATTCAGCAACTACAGCAAGTGATAATGTATTTGCAAATGGAGATGGAGGAACTACTGGAACTGTGACAGGTCCATCAACGGCAAATAATACAGCAACAGGTTGTTTACTTTATAATTGGAATACTTTAACTTGTGAAGATTAAAAACTGCGTATAAATAGTAGAAATAAAATAAAGATGGATGAAGATCTATGCCAGTCGTAAGCAAAACAGTTGTATATAAAGACTTAGATCTTAATTTGAGAGCACACCCAAAGACTGGCAGCTTACTTGTAAGAAAGAATAATGATGCAGTAAAGCAAGGTGTCAGAAATCTTGTTCTTACTGGGTTTTATGAAAGACCATATCGTCCAGATTTTGGTTGCAATATCCGTCAAAGGTTATTTGAACTTATTGGACCCGCTACAGAAATGGGCGTAAAAAATGATATTGAAACAGCATTTGAAAATTATATTACTAGAGCGGTTTTACTTGATGTTGAAGTCTTTACGAATATTGATGGTAATGCATTGAATGTGAGCATAGTATATCGCCCAATTAATATGAATGATCCGATAGAAACAACCCTCGTATTAGAAAGAGCTCGATAATGGCAGCAAATACATCAATTTCAGTTACAGGATTAGATTTTTCAACTATTCGTGCAAACTTGCAATCGTATATTGCAGGAAAACCGGATTTTGCTGATTTTAATTTTGATGATTCAGCTATTAGCACCCTATTAGATCTTCTTGCCTATAATACATATTATAATGCTTTTTATGCAAATATGGCAGCAAATGAATCTTTTATGGATACTGCTCAATTATATGAAAATGTTGCGTCGCACGCAAAGGAGCTTGGTTATACTGTTCGGTCCGCTCAAGGTGCAACGGCAAATGTACAGATAGTTTTTAATTCTGCTGTTGCTACTGATGTTAAAGGTAATTTGACTATACCTAAGAACACTGAATTTACATCTAGTGTGAATGGTGTTTCGTATTCGTTTGTGACACCAACAACATATACATTACCTGCCAACACTACTAATGGATTTTCTGGTCATGTGGAAATAATAGAAGGAATACCAATTCAATCTGATTTTATTTTCACAACAGCTAACACTGAATTTGTTTTACAAAATGATGATGTTGATACAAGAAGTATATCTGTTCAGGTAACTTCTTCTGGAACAGCTCAGACATATAACCTCGCAAG